ACACGACGGCCGCCGCGATCGCCGCCGCCATCAACGCGAACACGAACCTGCCGGTCACCGCCGCCGCCGTCGCCGCCGTCGTCACGCTGACCTGCCGCCACAAGGGCACCGCGGGCAACGATATCGACGTCCGCCACAGCTATTACCAGGGCGAGGCGCTGCCCGCCGGCATCGGTCTGGCGTTCGCCGCCGTCACGCCCGGCGCGGGCGATCCCGACTATGCGCCCGTCTGGCCGGCGCTGGGCGAAGGCGATTACCGCACCATCATCCTTGCCGCGCATTCGGCGCCAGTGCTCGCCTCGATCGAGGCCGAGCTGGTCGACCGGTGGGGACCGCAGCGGATGCAGGAAAGTTTCTGCTGGACGGCGAAGCGCGGCGACCTGGCCGCATTGGTTGCGTTCGGCCCGACGCGTAATTGCGAGCTGGTCAGCGATATCGGCACCGGCCTGTCGCCGACGCCGCCCTGGGAATGGGCCGGCGCCTATGGCGGCATCGGCGGTTATCAGACCGCGATCGATCCGGCGCGGCCGCTCAACACGCTGACGCTGCCTGGCATCCTCGCGCCGGCGGCGGACAAGCGCTTCCGCCGTGCCGATCGCGAGGCGCTGCTCGGCGCCGGCATCGCGAGCTATACGGTCGGCAGCGACGGCACCGTCGCGATCGAGCGCACGGTCACCAGCTATCAGAAGGACGGCTATAACCAGCCGAGCACGGCGTATCTCGACGCCGAAACGGTGCTGACGCTGTCCTATATCCGCATCGCCGTCCGCATCCGCTTCCTGTCGAAATATCCGCGCTGCAAGCTGGCGAGCGACGGCACGCGCGCAGGCACCGGGCAGAAGATCGTCACGCCGTCGGTGCTGCGCGCCGAGCTGATCGCGCTGATGCGCGAGATGGAAGAGGCCGGGCTGGTCGAGAACCTCGATCAGTTCAAGGCCGACCTGATCGTCGAGCGCGACGCCAATGATCCGAACCGCGTCAACGCGCTCGTCCCGCCAGACCTGGTCAACCAGTTCCGCGTCTTCGCGGCGCAAATCCAGTTCCGCGTCTGATTTTCCGCTGAGAGGCGCGTGAGCGCCCTCTCACCGACCCGTCAAAGGAGTAGAATATGCCCAATCCCAATCAGGTCGTCGGCCAGGTCAAGATCAAGATCGATGGGGAAACCCTGCTTTCGAAGCCCGGCGCGACGCTGGAAATCGGCGGGGCGACCCGCACCGCGCAGGAAGGCGACAACGACGCCGGCGCCTTCAGCGAATCGACCGCGCCGTCGAAGGTCACCGCGACGCTGCTGATGAAAAAGGGCGTCAGCCTGGCCGCGATCCGCAACATGGACAATGGCACGCTGACCTTCGAAACCGACATCGGCACGACCTACATCATCCGCAACGCCTATTCGGCCGAAGCGCCCGTCCTGACCGCTGGCGGCGAAGGCGCGAACGTCGTCTTCCAAGGCCCGCCGGCCGAGGAGCTGGGCTGATGGATAGACCGATCGAGAGCAACTACACGCTCAAATATCCGATCCCCAACGGCACCCAGCCGCCGGTCACCGACGTCGTCGTCCTGCGCCCCAAGGGCAAGGACCGCCGCGTCATCGACCGCCACGTGACGCCCGATGGCGGCATCATCAATCCGGTGGCGATGCACCTCGAAATGATCGAGCGGCTGGTCCGCCTTCCCGGTGGTGGCGACATCTACGCCGGCTTCGCGGAAGAACTCGACGACGAGGACGTCGACGCGCTGGGAAAGCTTGTGATGCCAGATTTGCCCAGTGGCCGCCCGACTGGCGGGACGCCCTCGGGGTCCTAGCCGCGCGCTTTCACTGGTCGCCCCGCGAGCTGCTCGAGCTCGAATGGGACGAGGTGCTGATCTGGCTCGAACAGGCCGAATGGACCGCCCAGGGCGGTCGCGATGATGGGGGCAATTGAGTGGCGTTGAAGTTCGCCATGATCCTGGAATGGGTGTCGCGCGGCTCCGCAAAGGCGAAGCAGGCGATCGAGACGTCGCGCAAACTCGCCAAGGGTACGCGCGATCTCGCTCGCGAAAGCGGCCCGGCGGCGCGCGGCATGGACCGGGTGTCGAACGCCGCCGGCCGCATGCGCGCGCGCCTTGGCCCCGCGCTCACCCGCGTCAAGGAACTCGCCGGCCGAGCCGGCATGAAGGCGCTCGAAAAATCGGCTTATGGCGCAGGCTATGCGATCGGCTGGACGATCCGCAAGGTCGCAACCCTCGCACTCGGCTTAGCGAAGCTCACTGCCGGTGCCGCCGGTCTCGCGGGCGGCGCCTTCCTGGGCGGCGTCATCGCCACCACCGCCAAGTTCGAGCAATTCCAGATCATGCTCGAAGGGACCGAGGGCTCGGCCGAAAAGGCGAAGCGGGCGATGGACTGGGTCCGCGATTTCGCCAAGACGACGCCCTATGAACTCGAACAGGTGATGCAGGCCTTCGTCCAGCTGAAGGCCTATGGCATCGATCCGCTCGACGGCTCGCTCGTCGCCGCCGGCGACGCCGCCGCGGGCATGTCCAAGGACCTGATGCAGGCGGTCGAAGCGCTCGCCGACGCGCAGACCGGCGAGTTCGAGCGGCTCAAGGAATTCGGCATCCGCGCGCGGGTCGAGGGCAACAAGGTCGCCTTCACCTATATGAAGAACGGCAAGGAAATCACGCGCCAGACGACCAAGAGCGCAGTCGAGATGAAGAATGCCATCACCGGCATCTGGTCCGATCGCTTCGGCGGGTCGATGGAGCGCCAGAGCAAGACCTTCAACGGCATGATTTCGAACCTGAAGGACAGCTGGTCCGACTTCATGTTGCGCGTCGGGCAGGCCGGCGTCTTTGACAAGGTGAAGGGCAAGCTCCAGGGCGTGCTCGACTGGCTCAACGCGCGCCTCGACGACGGGTAGATCGACAAATGGGCGGCGGACGTCTCCAAACAGATGGAGCGCGTGATCGACGCCATCGGCAACATCAACAAGGCCGACGTCGACGACTTCATCGCCAATGTGAAGGCCGTCGCCACCGCGACCGCCGACATCGTGCGGAACCTCGGTCAGATTTTCTCATGGGTGAACAAGATCGACAAGGCGTGGGGCAGCGCCGACGCGTGGATCGACAAGGCTGCGAATCGTTGGGGCGTGGGTGGCTCGGGCTGGGGCGACTATTTCCGCGGGCAGACGCAGCTGTTCGACAAGGGCATGCCCGAAGGCTGGGCCGACCGTAAGGCGCCGAAGAAGCCGGCCCAGCCCAAGGCCGCAGTACGTCCGGGTGCCGGCAGCTTCCGGGGGCCGGGCACTGCGATCTCGCCGCGCGCGACCCCGATCAACCTGCGCGGCACGCCGATCGGCGGACGCTCGACTCAGGCCGCGCCGCAAAAGGTCGCGGTCGGTGGCAAGATGGAAGTTGAGCTGAAGCCCCCGCCGGGCTGGTCGGCCGTGCCGACGCGTATGACCTCCGCCAATCCATTGGTGCCGCTCCTGTTCCGCGGCGTCGCCAACGGCGGGCGCGCCTGATGGCGACGCTGCCGCCTTTCCAGCAGGCCGATGCGCCGGCCGCCGCCGCGCCGACGCCGGGCTGGCGCGATCGCTATGTGAAGGGCAGCTTCCGCGGCGTGCCCTTCGTGTCGCGCGATCGCGAGATGACCGGCGGTCGCCGCATCGCGCTGTTCGAGTTGCCGTACCGCGACACGCCGATCGGCGACGACATGGGCCGCCGCGCCGAGGAAGCGACGATCGAATGCTTCGTCATCGGCGCCGATTACATGGCGAAGCGCGACGCGCTGCTCGCCGCGCTGCGTGCCTTCGGCCCCGGCACCTATGTCGATCCGTGGACCGGCGAGCAGCTGCAAGTCTATGCCGAGGACTGGACACTCAGCGAAAGCACCGACGAGGGCGGCATGGCCCGCTTCTCGATCCTGTTCCGCGAGAGCGGCGCCGAAAAGCCGCTGGCAGCAAGCGTCGATACCGCCGCGCTGGCCAAGGCGACGTCGGCCGACATCACCGCCAGCCTGCCGACCGACTTCGCCTCGCGCTTCTCGGTCGACAAGGCCGCGGGCTTTGTCGAGGAAGCCGCCACCGACCTGGTCGAACGTGCCGCGCTCGTCGCCGAGCTGAGCGCCTCCAGCTCGGGCGGGCTTGGCCAGGCATTGCGCGCGTTCGAAAGCGGCCTGCGCCTGTTGCCCGCCGGTACCGCGTCGATGCTGCGCGCGCCGCTTGCGCTCGGCCAGTCGCTCGTCGGGCTGGTCGCCACCGTGTCGGCGCTGTCGCCCAACCCGCGCACCCGCATGCGCTCGATCGAGCCGCTCGCGCGCTTCGGCGCCGAGCTGAAGCCCGTCGCGCCGACGACGCCGGCACGCGCGCGGCAGGCCGACAATCAGGCGGCGATCGTTCACCTGGTCCGAGCGGCCGCCGGCGCCGAGTTGGTCCGCGCAGCCGCCGCCATCACCTGGACGAACCGCGCCGACGCCGGCGACGTCCGTGACCGGCTGACCGAGCTGTTCGAAGGCCATGCGCTGAGCGCGGCCGACGCGGGCGAGGACGATCGCGCCGCAACCTTCGACGCGCTGCGCGCCGCCGCAGTGCGCGATATCGTCGCCCGCAGCGCCGGGCTGGCTCGCGGCTATCGCTACACGCCGCGGGTGACCGAACCGGCGCTGGTGATCGCCCAGCGCCTCGGCGGCTTTGGCGGGACGATGGAGCCGCAGGCGGCGGCGATCGTCAGCATGAACCGCGTGCGGCATCCCGGCTTCGTTCCCGGCGGCGCCGCGCTCGATATCGTCGCCGCCAGCCCGACGACGGGAGGCGCCCGTGGCTAATCCGCGCGCCTCGATCACGATCGGCGGCAAGGTCTATGACGGCTGGGAGGATGTGTCGATCACCCGCTCGATCGAGACGCTGACCGGATCGTTCCAGCTGTCGATGGCAGCGCGCCAATATACCGGCGACGCGCGCTGGCCGCTCCGCACCGGCGAGGCCTGCACGATCCAGCTCGACGGCGAGACGGTGATCAGCGGCCATATCGACAGCTTCAATCCGCAGTTCGAGGGCGACGGCTATTCGATCACCGTGTCGGGCCGCGACCGCTCGGCCGACCTGGTCGACTGCTCGGCGGTCGCCAAACCCGGCAGCTGGATCGGCCAGAGCATCGAGGCGATCGCGAGCGAGCTGGCCAAGCCGTTCGGCATCACGGTCACCGCGCGCACCGCCACCGGCGCCGCGGTCAAGCGCTTCGCGCTCCAGCAAGGCGAAACGGTCTTATCGGCGATCGACCGGCTGGCGCGCTATCGCGGGCTGCTCGCGGTCACCGACGTCGAGGGTAATGTCGAGCTGATCCGGCCTGGTACCGGCGGCATCGTCGCCGAGCTGGTCGAGGGAGAGAATATCGGCGGCGGCAGCGCCACGCACGACGCGAAGGACCGTTTCAGCGACTATATCGTCAAGGGCCAGGCGTCGGGCGACAACCGCGCCAGCGGCAAGGCGGTCGCGGCGGTGAAGGCCGAAACCAAGGACCCGGCCGTGCAGCGCTATCGCCCGATGCTGGTCATCGGCGAGGAGCAATCGACCGTCGCCGATCTGCGCAACCGCGCCGCCTGGGAAGCCTCGACCCGCGCCGGCCGTTCGCAGTCGGCGACGATCTGGGTTCCCGGTTGGCGCATGCCCTCGGGCGCGCTGTGGCGGCCCGACGTTCGCGTCT